CCTTCGCGCCAGCCATCTTCATCGTTACCGCTTCCGACGCACCTTGCAACATCATTCGGTAGCCGCCTAACATGTCGCTCAACCTCGTTCGTCATTTCATTCCTCACTGGACGCGCTACGCTCTAAAAAGGTATATCCTGATCAAACTCATCATACGGTGGTTGATGTTGCGCTGGCTGATATAACCCCGCCTGGTTTTGCGCGCCTTCTGCTGCCATTTTCGCGCCTTCGATTTTCTCAAGCGTTTGCAGCACAGTATTTTGCAGGCTGGTAGAAATGTAAGCGTGATTGAGCCATTCCCCGTTTTCCAGTTTCGAGCTTGGTGGAGATACAAACTCGGTTCCATCAGCGCGTTTTGCTATCTTGCAATTTTTTATCACAAGATACGGCTTGTCGTTCTCATCCATCAGCGCAATGCCGAAGGTTTTTCCTGACCGGCTTTTTTCTATGACTACTCTCATTATTCTATCCTCCTGCTATCTTCACTAATTGCCAGCATTTCTTTTTCGAGCGCGTCCAGCTCACACAAAAACCTTTCTACCTCTGATTCGATTTCGGCTATGCGCTCATCATCACGCATAAACCTCACGCGCTTATACGATAATTGTTCCGGCAATCTGTCATCGTAGCTGACAAAATCGCACCACTCTCTTTTCGTACAAGCCATCTGTACGAGCATCTGTATCTGATACTTTCCGTCGATTTTTCCGGTTCGCAAAAACTCTACATGCGTGGAAGTGTTCGGACATTTAATCTCGATTAGACCATCATCACCGACCAGCCCATCAGGCGAAGCGCCAAAGTTTTTTATTTCTTCGTGCTCTACTAGACCTGTTTCGACAACAAATAAACCTTTTTCGGCTTCATATACCGCCCGCGCAATCGGCTCCATTTCTGTGCCGCGCTGCATTGCAGCGCTGCTATATGATTCCTCTTTTTTCCCTGTCAGTCGCTCACACAACAACTGCATCATGTAGTTTTGTCGGCTAGTCGAGTAACCTGTTTTTGTTTTAGCCATAACATCAGCAACGCGACTAGCAGTGACTTTGCCAAGCCGCGCGGAGTACCATTCATCAGTGTACTGATTATCCATTCTGAGCCTCACCCGCAATTACAACAGCATCATCTGCGCATTTTTTTAATGCGGTTCCATGCTCTGCCCAGAATTGCGTCTTTAGTTCCGATTTCGGCAGCGCATTAAATGCTGCCGAAAGAGCATCCATACCATCCATCGCTGCATCGCGCATGTTTTGTAAATGCTCGTTTTCGAACGAAACATAGGCTGGATTTCTGTTCGATTGCCCAGAAAAATCCTGCTCGTTTATTTGCTTTCCTTCCATTTCTTCTGCCGTGTATGCGGCAGCAAGTTCAGGAAACGCCTTACGGAAAGCCTGAGCTTCTGCACATTTTGCAAGCTGCGCATAGGGGCGCTTTGTCCACATCGCGTTTGGCGCTACGGATTTATCTTTGCCGCCTTTCTGTGCGTAATTTTCCACCCATAATTCCTTGGCAGTAAAATCAACAACAATGCCGTTTGGCATCATGCGCTTAACTGTAACCTTGCACCATTTTGGGTAGATTATTTTTGCTCCACCAACAATTCCATCAACATCTTCGCCAAACTCAGGCTCGGAAACTCCTGCGCATTCGCCTGATCGTGATGCCTGTATGCGATAGAGATTTATGCCTGGCATTACCACATCACGCATAACACCCGCTTTGCCGTCCCAAATGGGTACGATATGCACAGGCTTCTGCATAGGATCAAGCCCTGCCGCTTGGCAGTAACCCAACACCATTTCGATGCTTTCTTTTTTTGCTCCTGGATAAAGAGAGTTCTCAAGAACACTAATCAGTTCGGCGCGTGTTTGTGTGTCAGTTGTCTTGATCGCGTTACTCATCGTCTTGTTCCTCTGGGTTGCAGTGCGGGCAAATACTTGTGTCGTGGTCAGGGTCGCGGCAGTCGAGCATGTTGTTTTGCTCGACTCGTTTTCTGTGTCTGCGCTCTGTGAACGGGTCTGGCCCGTCATAGCCACGGTCGCAGGCTTCCTCGTAGCTCATCCTCATTCTTCACCCCGAATTTGCTGCGATTCGTAAACTGCGTTTTCGAGTATTTCGATTACGCGCAACGCTTCTTTTGATGGAAGCAGCGACAACTCGCTGATGGTGTTCTCCCCATCGCGCAGGGTGATGTAGCCGTCCTCGCACACTGTTGCGCTGATCTCTGTTTTGTAGGCACTGAAAAGCACCTCGCGTCTGACGCTCATGCCGCCACCTTCCTGCTGTTGCCAGCTATCCACAGGCGGGCTTTGCAGAAAGCCTCTGTTGCTGTGTTGCCAAAGAACGCAGCGCGCTCGCCTTGGATCTTCGCCATCCAGAAACCGCCCCTTGGCGCTGGCGTAGCTTTTACAACTTCGTCGCAGATTATTGTCATTACTGGTGATATGTTCATGGGCTGTCTCCTTGTTTGATGTGGTCATCATACTATACTAATCCAGCATTTCAACAATTTTTTCAATTATTTTTCCTGGTAATTCATACAGTGTTGACAGCGCCAACGGATGCGGCTAGGCGGTTCAGGTAGGCGAGCAAATCTACTAGCATTTCAGGGCGGTCTGGCGTACCGGTGAGACTAGCATCTATAAGCATCAAATCCTCGCACTCTACAGATACGACAACGCGCACGCTGTCAATATCCAGCCAGATAACAGATAGCTTGCACTCGATTCCAGCGGATTCCAGCTCGCCAAGCGTGTTTGAGATTTCACGGACTAGGTTTTTAATTTGTACTTCTGACATATCTCTTTTAGCTCCTGATTTTAGTTTTTTTAGTGGTGTGCCTGTAGTTGTTTTTTTCTTTCACAACCTGATAAACATGGTCAAGATTTTCCGGCAACCAAAAAAGCTCAAGCCATTTTCTACGCATCTTATAATCCGCTGTCTCAATCCCTTTGGCTTCCAAAAGCGTATATGACCCGTCATGCTCGTGAACTCTAAAATCAACCTTGTGGCTGACTTTCATCACCCGATCACCGCGGCAGTTGTATGCCCACATTTCGACTTTGAACTGTCTCTCCCAGTCCTTTATTTCGCCTGCTTTTAATCGTAAATCCAAATCACGAGCGACACTCGCCTCGAATTTGCTGTCGTATTTCGATCCGCCGTATTCTGTTTTAATCGCGGCGTACTTGTTTATCCTGCGCTCAATGTACGCCATAAATTATTCTCTGCACAGTATCGCCCCGCTCTCAGTTATCCGCCCGATTGTCACTTTCTCTGCCATTTTACTACTACAAAAAATCATTAAGCGCCGTAAGCTTGGCGCTCTGCCCGCATGTTCGCCTGTGCAGTGCGCCACAATTCAATTTTAGCGTGGCAACCCGCAATCATCAGTTTCAAGTATTCCTCTTTTTCTACCGCGACCTGCAAGGCTGTGAGTAATGCAATATAGTCATCGTGCGCGTAGGCATAACTCTCACGCTCCTGCCCTGTCTTGATTCCTGCTTTCTCTGCTTCCAGCATCAACAATGCTTTTTTTGACTTGCGGAATTGCTCAAAGTAAACGCGCTCGCCTTTTGCTTCTGCATATTTTTTCGCATTGTCGCGTATGAATGTTAGCGTTTTTTCGATGTCGATTTCTTGCATTTTCCACCTAGAATCAGTGCCAGTTGAGCGTTAGGGACTGGCGGCTCCGCACACGCTTGTCGCGTCCTGCTCCCTCGCCCTTGAGATTATTTATCAATTTGGTGTCTAATTGTAGTTATAAACCAAATCGCCTCCTACGGATAGACTCCAATCCAATCGGCATTTGCAGCTCATTCTTTCTAGCTTTTAATGCATCTTTCATTTTCACGGGAACTTCTAAGATAAGTCTGTCTTTCAGCTTTCCAGCCCAATCTGTGCAGCCTTCACATAAATCTTTGATCTCTGCTGTTGCATAACTATCTCGAAGCTGTTGCATTTTTAATGCACTGCAACGCTTGCCGCATAAATCACAAGTAGCCATAAAATCTCCTTTTGGTTCATAACAAATCGTTCAAAGTCGCTCGTTCCTCGCTGGACTCGCCGCAAGCGGCTCGCCCTTTAACTCATCCGTTATGCGTCACCAAGCAGGTGCAAGTAAAACGCCTTACAAACCCGTTTGGTGTGTTCTTCTTTATCCTCTCCCTCCATTGGTGCTAGGCCGCTTCCGCACCCATACCACCAACTATCAAAGTCTGTGGGAACTATCTGCCCATCCTGGTACTGCTCGATTACATGCGCGCATGTATCGCCATCGCCATCTTTCAGCATTTTCAACATTGATCTAATGTTCATCAAATAATCCTCATGTGGTTACGCATAACAACTCATTCTATCGGACGGTTCCAGCCCTCAGTTCCATCGTTAAATCAATATATAACATCTACCCGCCATTGTGTGATTTATTTTCTACGATATTTGTCTTCTTGACTTTTTCGATAGAAATAATCGCTTTATGTCATTACTCACAGCAAACAATCCACGGCTTAAATAATCGTCGTTGAAGTCATTGCCCACCGTGCTGCTTATCCAGTACGGCGCGCCGATTTTCTCAGCCACATTTTTGCCAGTCATGCTCAAATCATTATCCGCAATGACAAGCGCAGGTGGTATTTTTTGCGCTACCAAAACCATATTTTGCGCGGAAAAACAAACCTTGATCGTTGCAGATATTTTCGCCGCTTGGCACGCTGCAAAAACGCTCAAACCTGTAGCAAATCCTTCGCACAATATAACTGCGCTACCGTTGCCGATTGTGAATATAGCGCCGCGAGTGATGCCGTTTTTCAAAAATGTTTTTCGCCACGCTCTGTTTTTCTCGTCATAAGATAAAACCTGCAAGCTGGTTAAATCACCATTTACACGCATCGGGATTAAGCCCAGCTCTGTCCCGTCAGGCTGTCTTAGCACATTTATTTTTATTTCTTTGTGTCCTTTCATTTCGCAATATGCGAACTCTTTTACCTCGCTTTTTGACAGCATAAACGCCGCTTTCCGCGCTGCGCGTTTTGCATCGCCCTCACTGTCTTTCTGCGCCGTTTTCATCCGTGCGCGATAGTCTGCAATATCAAACACGCCCTCGGCTTTCCAAGTCGCAACCTCAGTCATGGTGGCGTGATTCTGAACAAACCCTACTTGCCCAATACACTTATAAGCGCCGTTATGCTTGTTTGTTTTGTCGATTGTTTTTGTTCTATGCCATTGCCCATCATCAATAACATAGTCAATAATTAAACCATGAGCGCGGCAAAAGTCTATGAATGTCATGCGCGTCTCCTTTTTCTTCCGTAGGATGCTTTTATGTTTTGCGAAGTTATCCAGTCGTAAACTTCACTCGTTACAGGTCTTACCATTTTTGATATTCCGCTGGGGAAAGTGCCAAACTTATCTTTAAACTTGTAGTATGCCCAACCGTCCTGATAGCCTTTACCTCTTGCGAATTGCAAAAGCTGTTGATAAAAGTCTATCTGGTAGCTTCGCTCAAACTTATCAACTTTCTTTTTCGTCGCGCTGATTTCAGAAATAGTACCGGCTACAGCATCAACCTTGCTTCTACGCTCTTTCACAAATCCGCATGTCGGGCAAACATCAACACGCCCTACCCAAATCTGCCGACATTTCGGGCAACA